AGCACGCACTTATGTCGGCTCACTCAAGAATGCAACGGTTTCGATGTCAGTCTATTGGGACGACAGCGATGCGGTGCAGCTATTGGTTGATGCAGCAGACTCTCTCGACTTCCAGATCCATCCCACAGGCACAGGATCGGGCGAGAAGTTTTACAGCGGGGCAGCGGTTGTGACTGGCAACACGATCAGCGCAGCATTCGATGGTCTAGTCGAGGGCGAGTTTGCCTTCCAAGTATCAGGGGCGGTCACAGAAGGCACGAACTGATGGGGCTGGTTCGGGAGCTACGCAACCGGCGCAAGGTTGAGCCTAAGCGAATTGAGGTGGCAGAGTGGGCAGACGAAGGCGGCGAGCCTTTCGTCTTTTACTGCTATCCGATTACGGCGTATGACATGGGCCAGATGCAAAAGAAGCACCCCGGCTTTTTGAGTGACATGACGCTGCCGGCGATGGTTGATCTCATCTGCATGAAGGCTACCGACGAGTCAAATGAGCGCATCTTTGGCACGGCAGAGGATCGGCATGATTTAATGGGTGAGGAAAGCGCGATAGTTAGCGAAATCGCTGCTCAGATGTTTAGCACCATCACCAGTGTTGAGGATCAGGAAAAAAACTAACTAGCGATCAGTTTCGGTTAAATCTCATTGCCCTAGCTGATCGCTTACATATTACGATAGGTGAGGCAGAGCAGATGCCGCTCAGTGAATTCAATGAGTGGATAGCCTACCTAAACATTTTGGGGCGCGATAATGGCTGACGCTAAAGTAGTAATCACAGCAGAGGATAGAACCAAGCGCGGCCTTGATTCGGTTAACAAAAACCTTAATCGCACCGCGAAGAATGCTCAAGTCGTCACAGGGCGATTCAAAAACTTCCGAGGCGCTTCCCAACAGCTAGGCTTTCAGATTCAAGACGTAGCGGTTCAGCTACAAAGTGGCACAGCAGCAGCCACAGTATTCGGTCAACAGGGTTCACAAATAGCTTCGATATTTGGCCCCGGTGGTGCAGTGATCGGTGCATTCATAGCCGTTGCAGCAGCAGTCGCTGGCCCGCTAATTTCGTCTCTCTTTAGCGGCACGAATGCGTTAGAGAGAATGAAGGAAGCAGCAGACGATGTACAAACATCGCTAGCTTCCATGACTGCAACAGAGCGAGCGAGGGCTATTCGTCGCAATGCAGAGTTGCAAGCTGAAGCGATAGCGGCACAAGCACAAGCACAACTTGAAGTAGATAAAGCAGAGGAAGACCTAGAAAGAAAACGACAGGGGCGCACTAGACAACCAGTTCTAAAAGCAGCGATTGAAGCAGTCGCAGCAGCGCAAAGAGAACAAAACTCTGTCAACGAAGAGGCCAGCATAGTCTTAGAAAGAATAGCAGCGGTTAACGCCGCTTATGCTGAGTCACAGGATACCACCGCAGAAAGAACGAGAGCAGCGACTGCGGCTCTGAGAGAGCAAACCAATCTCCGTAAAGAGATGGAGCAGCTAGAAAAAGATGGTAGCGCCGTCCTGCTTGCTTTGAATCAATCCAACATCAACAAAAGCATTGAAGAGCGTAGAGAGAAGAAGAAAAACAAGGAAGAAACGCTCAGCAACTTAGATGAGCAACTCACTGCCTCATCAAGAATGAGCAAAGAGATGTTCGCCGTAAACAAAGCCTTTCGGATAGCTCAGGCCACTATGCAGACCTACGATGCTGCGACTAAGGCACTGGCTGCGTTCCCTCCACCGTTTGGACAGTTAGCAGCGATAGCGACAGTCGGGTTCGGCTTGGCGCAAGTCGCTCAAATCAAGTCCGCTAGCTTCGAGGGCGGCGGCTTCACTGGCATGGGCGCGAGATCGGGAGGCATAGATGGGCGCGGCGGCTTCCTTGCTACACTTCACCCGAATGAATCAGTGATAGACCATACAAAAGGTCAGGGTGCTGGCATCACAGTTATTAACAACGTCGATGCTCGCGGCTCTGGCGCTGATGTAGACCAGAAGATCAAAACCGCTATGGCTCAGACCAGCCAGCAGACTATAATGACAATCCAAGATCTGATGCGTAGGAGGCGGTTCGCGTGACCACATTTGCATTCCCCAGCATCACGCCCACGACGAATACCTTTGAGCTTGTTGCTAACACCCGCACATTTCAGTCACCGCTGACTAATGCGATACAAACTTCCTCGCGCAAAGGCTCACTGTGGCGAGCGAGCTTGCAGTTCACCAATCTTACCGGTGACGACAGGCGAGAGATGCAGGCGTTCGTAGTCAAACTAAACGGACAGCAGCATAGATTTACACTGCACGATCACTCCTATACTCGAAGGGGCGCAGGTGGCGGTACGTTACTTATCAACGGCGGTACGCAATCTGGCACCAGCTTGGTGTGTGATGGTGCGACGGCATCGGTCAATAATTACTTGAGGGCGGGAGACTACATCTCGTTCAACAACGAGCTTCACATGGTCATTGCTGACGCTAACTCGGATGCCTCTGGCAATGTTACTTTGTCCATTGCCCCACCAATTAGAAAGACAGCAGCGAACAATACAGTCGTTGACTATCTGACCCCGGTATCTGGTGTATTCATGTTGGCAGGGCCAGCGTCTTGGGATACGCAGAGAGACATCAGTTCGAGCTTTACGATCGAAGCCGTCGAGGATGTTCTCGCGTGAGCCGTGGGTTTCCGTCCAATGTACTGACTGCGCTATCGTCGCAGCATGTCGCGCTGGTTACGTTTGCTGAGCTACAGTTTCCATCGGGCACGGTTTACCTGCACAACTCCATCGGCACCTATACTTGGGGCGGTCACGATTGGCTGGGCGTCGGAGATCTTGGCGAAATTAGCCAGATCGAAGAAGGCGCAGACGTTAGCCCTTACAAGATAACCCTCTCGCTCTCTGGATTAGATGCGACCATCTCCGGCGCTGCTTTGACCGAGGACTATTACATGCACCCCGTTAAGGTGTATCTGGGAGTCCTTGATTCTGATGACGCACTTCTCGCTGACCCAACGATTGTCTGGGAAGGCGCTATGGATCAGATGGATGTGTCCATCGGTGCAGCAAGCGGTGATGTGATCTCACTCACGGCAGAGTCAGAGCTAGCACGGTTCGACAAATCATCTAATCTAAAATATACCGACGCGCAGCTACAAAACGACTTCTCTGGCGATCTAGCCTTTGAGTTCATGGCTGATATAGAAGGCGCGAAAATACGCTGGGGCGATCCAAACTCCGATGCGATTGCTGGAGGTGGGTCAAATGCGAACCCAATGGACAACTATAGAAATAGCCCTGAGAACCCATACCGGTGAGAGTTCACGCTGCACTCAATAAGTGGCAACGTCGTCAGTTCAAGTATGGCGATGCTGACTGCTGCCAGTTTATCGCCTTCGTCGTGAAAGAGTTAACTGGCAAAGACTACTCAACTGACTTCGTGTACGAATCTCAAGCTCAAGCGGAGCTTTTGGTAGGTAGAGAGGGCAGCTTGTTGGAGTTTATAGGTTCTATTCTGGGCGAACCATCGTCAACATTGCAGGACGGCGATCCTTGTGTCGTGAGGCTTCCGATAGTCGATCAAGTTTGCGGCATAAAGCTAGGCGGTTATGTGGTCTGTTTGACATCTCGCGGCATGGCGAGGGTTCCAGAGCGTTATGTTCTGGCTGGCTGGAGCGCATAGATGGAGGTTATTGCAGCCGTCAAGCTAATTGGCACGGTAATACTAGGCGCAGTTGAGACTGTAGGCGTTATCGCTACTGGTGCGTCATTCGGCGCAGCGGGCAGCATCATTGCAGGCACCGCGATATTATCGGCACCGTTCGCAATCAAAGGCTTAATGCCTGATATCTCTCTGCCTCAGTCAGATACTGACACAACCAGACAGCAGACAGTCAGGGGCACGATTGAAGTACAGAAAGTCGTCTATGGTGAGGCGCTAGTTTCTGGGCCAATATTCTTCGTCGGAGTTGCTGGGACGGACAACAAGGATCTCTACCATGCTATCGCTCTTACAGGGCATGAATGCGAGTCGGTCACAGACATATTCTTCGATAATACTCGAATCCCAAATGCGTCTTTTTCGGGTAATGCAGTAACGACTGGCAGCTTTGGCCCTACAACGGAAGACCCTTCCACGACCATCTGTTTCGTTGAGCGCAAGACAGGATCAAGCACCCAAACATCAAGCTCCCTGCTAACCACTCCGTTCACAGCTTGGACTTCGGCCCATAGAGCTAGGGGCATCGCCTACCTAGTGACGAAGTGGCGGTTGACCGACTCATCGCAAGAAGTGTGGGACAGGCTGAAGCCTACGAACATCAAGGCTTTGGTGAAGGGCAAAAAAGACATATATGACCCGCGACTAGATGTCGCTGCTGGCAATTCAGCAGGAGCTAACCCAAGCAATGCTACTTACCAAGCGTGGAGCGAGAACCCTGCTCTTTGTGTTGCTAACTATCTCACCGATACGAAGTTCGGCCTTAGCGTCCCCACTAGCAAGATAGACTGGGCGGCGGTAGTGACTGCGGCTGATGCTTGTGACGTGACAGTAGCAGTTCCATCCTCTGGTACAGAAAAGCGATTTACCGCTAACGGCGTCCTATTCGCAGGAGACAGCCACAGAGCGAACATCAACAAGCTCATGTCCAGCATGAACGGCACCTTGGTCTACTCAAATGGTATCTACACGATCAGGGCAGGAATCTACGAGGCTCCTACTGAAAGCCTTGATGAAGACGACCTGGCGGGTGCTATTGGTGTGAAAACCTCCGTCGAGCGAGGTGACCGATTTAACACCATCAGACCTATTTTCATCGACCCTTCGCAGAATCACAAAAGCGTGGAAGCGCCAGAAGTACAGCTTACGAGCGCACTGAGCAGAGATAACAACGAAGTTCTTATCCGAGACGTGCAGTTGCCGTTCACGAACACCAGCTTCATGGCTCAAAGGATAGCGAACAAGCAAATCCAGCTATCAGATCAGCAGAAGGTAATCACGTTCCCAGCGAACCTGACAGGGCTTCGTGTGGACGTAGGCGACAGGGTGCAAGTCACAGTCTCGGAGCTTAATTACTCCAACAAGGTATTCCGTTGTGCTGCTTGGTCTTTCTCCGATACTCAAGACGGGGTGGTCAACCTCACACTGTTAGAGGACGACTCAGGATCATACGCAGACCCAGCGGCGAGCGAATACAGCACGATCTCAGCAAGCGGGGTTATCACAGAAGGCTTCCGTGGTGTACCAGACCCACAGAATCTGACGGCGAATGGCGGGCTAAAGCATATTGAGTTGAACTGGACTAACCCAGTCAACCCTAAACTTTTTGAGACGATTGCAGTCTATGCGTCTGCGGACTCGTCATGGGCTAACGCCAAATTGATCGGTGAGACGAGAGGGACGCAGTTCTTCCACGATGCGTTTAATCATATCGACCCAGTGGTTGTGGGGAATCAGCGTTACTATTGGGTGAGAGCGTTTGCATATGCCGGTGATAAGAACAGCAGCCAGCCCTTCGTAAAGTCAGACCGAAACCCCGACTCAGATACTTCAAACGTGATCGCTACCGTCGGGCCGAATAACCCTGACTATTCCGACATCGTTGACGATACGCCTACGCAAGACCCTCCGACCGGATTGACCCTTACAGAGACCACGGCTCTAGGTAATGACGGCTCCGTGCTCCCTGCTATCAAGGCCAAATGGACGCCACCAGTAGCAAACACTTATGTCTCTTTCTACGAGGTGCAGTTCAAGCGAACCAGCGCGGGCGAGATAGACCTTGGAGCCGTAGCTAATTCGTACACTGCGACGGAAGATTATGGCTCTGTCGCTAGTGCTACAACCATCGAATTAAACTATGGCGGCGTGAATGAAGCCATCTCCGGCGCAGACACCGACTTCTCATCTATTAACGTCTATGGCGATTCCACGGTCATCACTGGCATGGAGGAGCTAGAGGAGTTCCAGTTTAAGGTTCGCGCAGTCTCACTGACCGGCAAAGTGTCGGCGTTCGTTACTGCGAATATCACGCTGCAAGGCGACCAGACACCACCAGCCGTACCTTCTAGCGTCACTGCGACAGGTGGTATCCAGCAGATAAAGCTCGATTTCGAGTTACCTTCGGACAGCGATCTGGCCTATGTGGAGATCTTCCAGAATACAGTAGACAACCAAGCCACATCGACCCTCATCGTCAGATCGAAGACCGACCAGCATACAGTCACCGGATTAGCTAATAACGTCACTCGATACTTTTGGCTGAGGAGTGCTGACCGCTCTGGCAACCTCTCTGGGTTTACCGCATCAGTAAATGCCACGACACAGAAGGTCGTGCTTAATGATCTAGCGCAAAACGTCCTCGATGAGCTAGCCGCTGGCAATGCTTTCGGCATTGAGCCAGTAAGCACCCTCTCAGGCGTCACAGGAGCGCATGTCGGACAGATTAAGTTCCTGACGACCACAAGCACCTTATTCGTTTGGACAGGCTCAGCGTGGACGACAGACCTTTTCACGGCATCATCGGTAAATCCCGGATCAATAACTGCGGCTTCGTTTGCTAGCGGTGTTGAGCCAATCTCAGCAGTTACGAGTCTGCCATCACCAACTGGTTACACTGGGCCGTCGATTGTCTTCCTCACCAGTGACAAGAAGCTCTACCGCTACGACTCGTCGGTTCCTGCATTCACGACCTTAGTAAGCACTGCCGACTTGTCAGGCACTTTGGGCGAGAATCTGTTCAGCGATACGGTGAGACCTGTTGAAAGAGTGAGCGTTCTGCCGACTACCAACTTGACGACTGGTCGAGTGGTGATGCTGACCAGTGACAACAAGCTCTATCGGTACAGCGGAACTTCGTGGACGAAGGCTATATCAGCGGCAGACCTTGATGACCAAGTGAATCTAGCCACACAGGTCTTCGGACAAGTGCAGGCATCTAGCCTCACGGCGGGCCAGATTTCGACAGCATCCATTCAGGCCGGGGCCGTGGTCGCTGATTCCATCGCAAGCGGGGCGATTAGTGCGGTCAAGCTGGCAGCGGATTCCGTCACTGCGAATGCCATAGCAGCAAACGCTGTCACGGCATCAGAGATAGCGGCATCAACGATAACGTCAGCCCAACTCGATACCTCTGAGATATTCGCAGATTCAGCGGTGATCGGTGCAATCCAAAGCTCGTCTATCACCACGGCGGCAGTGGTCGCTGCCATAGGTACGTTTGAATTTATCCAGTCCTCTAACATTCAATCGAATGCAATAACGGGCGGGAAGATAGCAGCCTCAACCATCGACGCGAATAAGCTAAACGTGTCGAATCTAGCGGCGATCTCCGCGAACCTCGGTGCTGTTACAGCGGGGTCTATCAACGCGGCACAGGTAACGGTCTCGAATATCAACGGCTCAAACATTTCTTCGGGTACGGTTCCGACAGCTAGGTTAGATGTATCGGGGATAATCAGCGCAGGCGCTATTGTCATTAATGGGTCAAACATCTCTGACCTGACAAATAACAGTGGGTTCATCACTGGCGGGCAGGTCAATACTAACGTCACTGCTATCTCTGGCGGCGTAATTACTACGGGAACAATCAACGCTAACCGCATCAATATAGACAACGTCACGTTGGACACCGATGGCGCTGGGCAGCTAGTTATCCACGCCGCTGGCGTAGACACCGCTCAGATAAAAAACAATGCG